ATTCCTAACGCATTTGCTATAACCGAAACAGATTCAGCTATCAAGGTTACAAACTGAAGAATTCCTTCAACAATTTTTGTTACTATCAATGGAATTAATCCGAGAAGTATTGCTATGATCGCTACTAAGGCCGTAACTCCTGCGGTTCCAGATATGGCTAATGCTGCCAAACCAGCTGAAAATGCTAACATACCAGCACCTACAGCAGTCGTTCCTATTCCAAATAGAAATAATGCTGCACTTAAAGATAATAAGACAGGTACTAACGGAGCTAGTATTAAACCGCCAAGAGCAAAAATAGCAAACACTGCAACTATAGTGAGTAATCCACGTGCTAGTTCTTCAAGTTCCATCGAGCCAAGGGCTTTAAGAGCAGGTACAAACATAAGTAATGCCCCAGCCATTACTAACATTGCGAATGCTCCTGGTAATGCGCCAGTCATAGCATACATTCCAATAGACAAAATAACTAATGAGCCTGCTAGTACCCCTAAACCCTTTCCTATTTCTTCCCAGGACATACCGCCCATAGATTTTAAAGCTTTTGACAATATAACTAAAGCTGTACTAACTGCGAGCAAACCCACGCCGATAACTAGCATATTTTTTGGCATAAGCCTCATGGCTACTGTGACAATAGCTAAAGATGCAGCCATAGCAGCTAAACCTCGTCCTAATTCTTCCCAACTCATATCGGCTAATTTCGATAAAGCAAACGAGAATATAACCATAGCATTTGCTAAGATTGTCAAACCAATAGCGGTGGATATTATGCCTTTGGGATTACCTGATAATTTAATAAATAAAGCTAACTCAGCAAGAATTGCTCCCATAGCCATAAGACCTTGTGTCAACTTAGCCGGGTCCATATTTGCAAATTGCCGAACTGCTAATGCTAGTATATTAAGAGCTATCCCTAAGGATATTAATCCTGCTGATTTAACGGCGCCAGATCCACTAAGATTTGTTATCGTCATGAATATAGCAAGTTCTGCTAATATGGCGCCAATTCCAAGAAGACCTTGTACTAATTTTTCTAGATCAATTTTTGATATTATTGTCATAGCTGTGGATAATAATAGTATAGCGCCAGATATTGCTAGTAATTGTATAGCCATTTTTGTAGCGCCGCCAGTACTTCCACCAGGTATTTTATCAAATAACGCCATTGATCCAACTAATTCAGTAAACATTACAGTTATTGCACCTATAGCAACAGTTAATTTAGCAGAATCAATTAAGGATAAAGCTATTAACGACAATGCTAAGATACCTATTGCTGTAGCTATTGTTAAAAGTGTTTTTGCTTTCAAAGAACTTTGCCAAGCTACTAGGCTTCCTTTAACGCCGTCTAAAAGACTTGTTACTCCGCCAGAAATTCCGCTAAATGTGCTGGCTCCTTCTGTGAAGAATTTCTTAATAGATAAAAGAACCACAGCAATGAGACCTTCATTTATAACGTCATAAACGGCATTGAAATTCATTTCTTTTAAACTAATCGCTATTGCATTTCCAATTTCTCCTAATGCGTCACCCACAAATTGCCCTATACTAGAAAATATAGGTACTAAATGTTTCAATAAACCCCAAATTCCAGTTGCTATTCGTCCAACAATCTCAGCTAATTTGGTTAGCGGCGCAAATCTAACTTGAATTCGTTCCATAAAACTATCTATTCCGCTTGTGTCCACCTCAAGACCAGAAAATGAATCTTGTATTCGCTGAACAAATTCTTTTATTTTGTCTACCACCGGGGTTATATTGATTAAAAACTCTCTGAATTTTTGAATTAATGGTTCTATTTTCGTCTTAATATCAGTAAATGTTTTTCCTAATAGACCTTGATATTTTATAGCATTACGTAATTCAAATATCCAGTTGCCGATATCTCCAGCTTGTTTCAAAATTCCTTTTCCAGAAAGATTAGAGGCGCCTACTAATTTTCCTAACCATCCTACCAGAACTTTGATCCCTTCAATTCCTATATCAAATATAGCAAAGAAACCACGAAAAACTCGTTTAATATCCTCTGCCATATCCTTAGTAATCACGAATTTGTCAGTCAAAGTTTTTAGTGCGTACGTGAAACTAGCTAATTCATATGCTGTTTTTGGTGGAAATACTTGAGAAAAGGCCGTTTTGACCAAATTCATGACGTTTAGAACGCCTTCGACAGTATTTTTCAAAGCGGCAAATAAAGATGCTCTCCCACCGAAAGCTGCCCAACCAGACAATAACTGATTACGCGCTCTAGCTGAATCCCCAAGAACACCATTTATTTTATCCCCTAGATATGTAAACAACTCAGTAGCCTGATCCAAGTTACCGAATATATGTTCCCATGATTTAGTCCAACCGGTTTTAAGAGAGTCCTTAATGTTGTCAACTAATGCTGTGTAAGTCTTTAACTGAGTAGCAGCTTCATTAGCTTTTTTACCAATTTCCGTCTGCATACTAGCATAATCGTCCAGAGTTCCAACAAGAACTTCAGTCGTTAGCCATTGCTTCTCAAGAGAAGTATTAAAATTCTTAGTCGCTGTTAATACTTCATTCCCGTTTATAGTTTTATAGGTTCCGTCCGTCTGCTTTTTCAAAGTTCCCATCGCGACAGCGGTTTCCAATAACTGGGTCTTAAATTCGATTGTTGCCATATTTGCATTTTCAATCGATTTCCAGTCCATAAGTCGCACTGAACCTTGAGACAAAGCTTGACCAAAATTATACATAGCACGTGCAGCTTCACCTGTGTTTGCCCCAGACAAAGCAGCAACATTACTAATACCTTGAATCGCTATAGCAGCCTTTTTAGAACTTAAACCAGCATTAGTAAATTTACTAATGTTTGCTGTCATATCCTCAAAAGAATATATAGTTCTATCAGAATATTTATTTAAATCATCTAGACTACGATTAACTTGGTCTATGGTTTCGCCAGTACCTGACATTACAGTTTTGGTGGCATTTATTTTAGTTTCGAATGATCCAAAACCTGCTTTCATTGAGTCTAATCCTAATGCCGCAGTAAAAAGTTTCTTTCCAAGATCCAAAGCCGCATTAGTAAGATTTTGCAAAACTGTAATGCCTATAATACCAAGAGTAGAAAATCTATCAGACATTCCTCTCAAACTATCTGATATATTTCCTAAAGAGAAATTTCTTCCAGCAGCGGATAATCCTGATAGGCTTTTTACTGAGGATTCTAGATTAAGACCCTTCTTAAGAGCATCTAAAGTCTTTAAAGTTCCGCCTACACCACTCTCAAACTCCCTATTGTTAAAACCCATTTCAACAGCGCGTCTGTCGACAGCGGTCATAATTTAGTAACCTCCTTCCATAATGCTTCCGTTAGATCAGCAAATATAGGCGCTATAGCCGGATTAATATAATCTCTTCCTTGCACCCATCCGCCATTTCTAGTACCATGGCCATATTGCAAAATAATAGCAATAGGAACACCAGAAACAACATTAGAATTAGTCCATTCTATACGAAAACCACTATTAGTAGTAATGATATTGTATCCCCAAGAGCTTGAGGTTAAACCACTATCCACTGGTGTAGCCGAAGACAAAGCATTAACTCCTTGTTTAGCATAACTTTCTAAAATTTCTTTAAATCTAATTCTTTTTGCTCCCGCTAAAAATTTTTCAGTTTTATTGAAATTTCCTTTATGCTTTATGATTATCATAGAATCATCCTCGACTATTAAATTTAGCTCGCCTAGCGTCATTTAGTGCTCTATTGCGAGCATATATTTCATTTCGACTCATTTTCTTTGTTGGCTGATTTTTAAGATTGCAAACTTTAATTAATGATAGCAATCTATTAAAATGCCATTTTTGGCATTCAAAAGGAATATTGTAAGAGACCATCCAATAATAAATAATTTCAGCAGTAATAATTTCTGAATTATTGGATTTTCCAATCTCTACAAATGTTGTAGCTGTCATTGGAGCATTGACATATTCTGATATCTCATCATGATTTTCAGAAGTTAAACAATGATATATATTAGGATCAACATTTTGTGTTAGAGTCATAAAACGTATATAATCTATGGTTTCTTCTTTTGTTTTTACTTCTTTACTGATAAAAGGTTTACACCATTTTGATTCCCATTTAGCTAGAGAGACTAGAGAATGCTCCAGTTGCAATACTTGTTCTTTTGTTTTTATGAATTTCGATATCTCGTCGATAAAGAATTCTTGTTCAGGCACTGTTATCTGAAGCATTTCTCTATCTCCCTGCTAGCACTAAATACAGATACGGTTCCGAGAGAGTTTTTACTCAGTCTATTGGAACGATCATAAGGGACTACATGGTGCACCTCCTAAAAATTAATAGAATACAATCCAAAGTCGCACACCGACTTGAATTCATTACTCTGTCTTTTGGATTGGTGCCTTTGGCAATACACCTGCTACAAAAGCCGCAGCAAGTTTAGAGTCATTGCCTAACTCAAGAAATAACTCAACGAAAGCTTCACTCTGGGCAAATTTATTACGTAATTCTGCATTTTTAATAAAACTTGTTCCATCAGCGGTTTTCTCTCCATACGCTGATAAAACAAATTCTTTAAAAATTGAGAGCATCTCACCTTTGTCTTGACTTTCGATAATTTTCTGTATTACTTGATCATAACCGCCTCTGGAAGATGCGTCCATCTCAGCAGCTTCCAACCTGGAAATATTGAAATAGAAAGTTTCCTCTCGTTCGACGCCATTATAATCAATGTATTTAATAACTTTCTTAATCATGTAAAACTCCTTATCAAGAGATTTTTATTAATTGCAGGACCCCTCCTAACGCTTAGCGGAATTCAGGGTCCTACAACTTATATATCTACCTTCATTATTCTATAACTTTTATGGAGTTAAAAGAGTAACGACGGCGTCTGGAAGTGGCAGATGAGCTGTAATAATAGCAGTACCAAACAACTCATCTTCCAATGCTGCAAGTTGCGTTGCAGGAGCTTTAGTTGAATCAACAACCAAAGCCGCAGTAGGTTTAAAACCAGTCATATTTATAGGAGTTGTAGAGACATCCCAACTGAATTCAACAGCTTCCGGAGAATCATTCACCGTAGCAAATGCTTTCTCTGATGGCGCAGCCAAACAACCATAAATAAGATGAAGTTTATAACCAAGTTCCTGACCAGCAACATCATTGCCGATTTTGGTTCGATAGACAAGTCCGAATTGCTTACGAGCCTGTTGACCTGCGACTAAACCAGTTACGACTGATTTTTGGCCATCGCATTCAACCCACTCATCTGGATACGTGTAAGCATTAATCGAACAACCAAATTCTTCTGCCGACATAATATTCAGATACTTAATGTTATCGGCATAGAAAGGTTGAGGTTCAGCACCCGATGGACTTTCGGTGACATTAGTCAAACCATTCCATGGTACGCCAAGAGGGTATGCGCCATTCGAATCCATAACATATAACACGCCGTGATCGACGCCGGTTTCAAAAAAGCGTAAACCAGTGCCATCCCAAGTAAGAATTGCCATTGTTTTTCTCCTTAGAAAAAGATACTAAAAACATCATGATTGAGCCCATCTTTTGTGAAGTGTGTATTGAACACGCACTTAGGAAGGGCTGCTATTTTATCCGGTACGATACTATCTGGATTTCTATCCATTACTGTTATTTGATATGCTTTTTCATAACTATATGGATAATTATTAGCAAACCGAGTATTAGCCGTCGACCGATGATACACTATACACGGATAAACCATTTGAACACTTGGCGGAGGTTGAAAGTAAACATTATTAGAACCTAAAGTGGATCTCAACAAAGATTCTAAATCCAATCTATCAGCCATTGTATACGCCTCCGACCGATAAAATGAGGCGGGGTCTCTGGATTTCTACTTCATTTATCTTCCATGAAACCCCTACCCATTTTATGTATCTCATGTACTGAAAGTTTAGAAATGCATACTCATTAGCAATAATACTAAATCTGTTCGAGATATTCAGATTATCGTTTATCTGATTGCCATTTTCTAATCTTCGTATATCGC